AATTAATCCCAATACCCATAGAATAAACAGCACTAGGCTGTCTCCACTGAGGAGTTACATGACCAGAAGTTGCTGCACCACCTGCGAATCTACAAATATTATTATCTATCTTTATATTTTTAGCACATTCACTTCCGTTAGCCCAATGGAAAGAACCCTCATGGAGTCTATATACAATATTATAGTACAGTGAGTTTGAGCAAACATTGTTAGAGATAATAACATCACTAACACCAGACACACCTATATTAGTCCATCTATTAAAATCTATACTGTTTCCATCAATAAATACACCATAAGACCTTAACCCTGCATCTTGATAACCTGAATTAAAACTAGGTTGAAATACAAAGATACCATCATCATTTCCAGTTCTCATTATATTATCAGTACATCTCACATTAGTAGTCATATCTCTAAAGAATATACCTGTTTCGGTATAGTTATCTATAATGTTATCTCTTACTGTAATATCTCCTGCACAATGAATATTAATTGGCCCATTAACATCTTTAAAAGTACAGTTCTCTACTACTATATCTTTAGCATACTGTGAAAGCTGTGTGGTAGCTCTTGGAGTCCAATAGTAGTTTGGTGCAACACCACCAATAGATAATGCTTCAGAGTGATGAACATACTTGTTTATTTTCTTATAAAAATCCCAAGGCAAGTCATGGTCTATTGGTATCTTTCCTCTAAACTTAACATTTCTAATATGCTGACTATTACCAACAAGTGAAATCATGTGGTCATAATACACATCATTTTGAAAGTGTATCTCTGCACCATTTCCATTTAATGTAAAATCATCAAATTTATCAGAAGTTGCTTTGTCAATTCCCCAAGGAGAAGCTTGTAAATAAACTATTCCGCTAGATAATTCCATATACTTACCTAAGTCTCTACAAGCTTGAAAGCATTTTGTAAAAGCTATGTCATGTGTAGCATTTGAATTATCATGAAACCAATCAACTGATAAATATTTAGTATCATACTGTCTAACCCAACCATCAAAGATAGTACCATTATTGTTTACATTTGCTAGTGAAGAGTCATAATTAAATGTACCACCTCTTCCATTCTCTCTAACTATAACTGTTTTATATAATAATGGAACACCTGAAAGATCTACTATTTTTTCTACTGAAAAAGTTTGTTTTTCTGCTGAAGATGCTGTAGATCCTACTATTAAACTGTACTCATCATCAACTTCCATAGGTTTAGCTATCTTAACTATACTCCCCGAAACTATATAATCTGATCCTATAGTCTGAAGAGATCCATTTATGTATATATTTATATAAGCTGTATCATAAGGAGAAACATTTATATCTGTTTGGCCTAGTGTTGCAACCCCATCCACTCTATTAAAACCACCTGTGCTAACACTTGATGGATCAAGGTTTACTATTTTCTTTGCATCAGAACTCCAACCAAGGATCAAGTTCGCAATAGGAGCAGGCATCTCAGTGCCTACATCAACAACAGCAGGATTATTATGATAGAACTTTTTTTCTGCATCAGTTTGACGATCTAATAAAGCTTGATAGTTATCCATGATTAAGTATGTTTGATAATTCTGATCTATATTTAGTGTACTTGCAGCTATATCACCACCATGAAAATACTCTATATCACGAGTGATAGGAAGAGATCTAATAAATATTATGTCACCACCTGCAGTAAGCCCTGCATTAACTGTAACAGTTCCACCATTATCACCATTTATAGAAACTGTATAGTCTAATCCATAAGCAAGAGTAGTGAGAGCACCATCTTTAACCAATGAAGTTTGAACAACTATATCACTACCTTCATATATTTTAAATACAAAAGTATAGTTTGCCTGTCCTATACCTATTACATATTTTGCTTTACCTACTGCTGTGTTGAAACTCATCTATATCTCCTTATTGAAAATCAAGCTCATCATAAGCCTGACTTGTTCTTAGTTTTAATCCCTTATAAAGAGACTCCATATCTTCACCTGTTTTCTTTGCAAGTGAGTCTGCATACTGTCTGTTTTTTCTCTCTTGAACTCTCAAAAATAGATCTTTATTTTCACCATAAAGCTTCAGTTTTCCAAGCTTATCAAAAGTGGATGTAAGACTTCTCATGAGATCATACTTCTGATCATCTGTAGCCATCTGGTACTCTTCAGCTTTGATGAGCTTACTCATCTGCTCTGCAAAAGTAGTGTCACCATGTCGAGTGTTTCTTGAGTATTTTATAAGATCATGATACTCTTGAGCTGAGAGTCTTACACTCTCTATAACATTCTGAGGAAGTGCTATAGGATTTTTGTTTATAGCAAGGCCAAGTCTAGCACCCTCATCTAGTATAAGGTTATTTCTCTCACCTACTACAGGAAGAGGATTTAAAACATTGTCATACTTTACAGGTAAACCTAAAGAGTCTAATCTGTTTGGAAGTGACTGAGAGTAGTAAGGCATATTTGCTTGCATCTCTGTGAGGATGCTGTCTGTTAATTTTTTACTATCATCAAACATTCTAGTCACATCTCTTCTTAGTCCTGAGTATGGCACATTTGCATTTGCTGCTCTTTTAATGTAGCTTTGAACTCTAGCAGGAGTAGGATCACTTAAAAGATCCATAGCATCCTGAAGTCCTGTCATAAAAGAACGATCAAGAGTTGCATTACTGACTGCAGTTATAAGAGCTGCACTAAGCATCTCTCCTTGCTTTTCCTCACTTACCCCTGCCCCATACTGTAAACGAGTCGTATCAGCAAAATCTGCTACTGTTCCAAAGATATATGCAAGAGGCTCAAGTCTTTTTATAGAGTAGTAAGTTGCTTTACCATTTTCATCTATAGCTCTTATGCTATAAGGCCTCCATCCAGACTGCTCTTGAGCCTGTCTAACTTTAGGGTTGTTTGATCCACCACCTGTTATGACTCCATTATATGCTGCAGTAGCTGCTATTAGAACTGCAGAAGATCCTGTGATCATTCTGGCCTTTGCCATCTGAGCACGAGCACCACCTGCTGCTATGTCATTTCTGTATTTATCTGTAAGCATACCAAGAGGAGTTCTCTCTAAGAAACCCTGCTTGAGTAAGTTTGCAGGAGTCTTAACAAATGGCATAAAGTACTGAGTGAAAGGATTAGATCCTGCAGCCTTTTGTATGTTCTGTCCCCAATCACCAAGAGGAGTCTGAAAAGTTACATGAAGTGCACTATCATTTGCCTCCTGTATCATCTCCTCTGTAGGGTTTTGCATAAGCTCACTGAGTCTACTAAGTGTCTCTTCTTGACTCCACTTGTTAGCCTGCCCCTCAGCATTTGCTTGTCTATAAGCTACTGCTGCAAGAGACTGTCTCTCAGCTATAACTTTCATAAAACCATCAACACCACCCATAAGTCTTTCAGTTGGTGCTCTGATCACATGACCGATACCATCCACAAAAGTTCCTGTAGCACCTTTGATGCCTAAGTACTCTGCAGATATATAAGCACGACCATTATTTTCTAGCTTACTTACACCACCATAAGCCTCAGCAGTTTTCATAACCTGCCACATAGTAGCAAAACCATCCTGTGCACCATTCACAAGGCCAAAGAGTCCTGCTTTCCACTCATCTTTATCTACTCGCATCGCTACATCATCTATGTGAGTTCCAAGTCTAGCAGCAAGTGCTGTATCTATAGACTTCATACCGATCATCATAGCTGATCCTGTAGTGTTAATGATGTGAGTCTTTACTCCAGATAGTATAGAGTTCACAAAGTTCTCTATAAACACATTTCCCATCTTTCTCATAAGTGAGTCTTGAGCATCTACAAGGCCATGAACTGCTTTGTTGTTTGGTGCTGCTGCGATCTGCTCTGCTGCTTGTTTTATGTCAAGTCCACCATGAACTTTCTGTAGCATCTCTTGAACATGATCAGCCTGTGCATCTCCACTTCCTGTAGGAAGTCCATAAGCTCTTAGAGCACGACCTACATTTGCTCTTTTAGCCATGAACTGTCCCATGAACTGTTGATGAAAAGCATACTGTTTTTTAAATGCAAGCTGCTGATCTGGAGTAGCCTTTCCAGAAGTAACCAAAACAGATAGATCATGTAGATAAGATGCTGAGTTATTAAGAACTTGTCGTGCTGCTAAGATGTTCTCTGGAGAAACAAACTGAGAGTCTGGTGCACCAAGAAACTCCATCACAAAGTCTGGATCAGTTCCAAGATCTTCAGCAAGCTTTATGATCTCTTCATCTCTTCTTATACCACCACGAGCCTCCATAATCTGATCACTCATATCTTCAGATACTTTAGCTATAAGCCCATTTACATCATCTTCATTTTCAAGCTGAGAGAAGTTTGTCTGCCAAATATCATCAGTCTTAAAGTTCTCTAGCTTTTGCCCTGTAAGTCCTGCAGCATCTTCAAGTTTTATCTCTTCAAAACCCTTAGTAGCATCTATCTTTTTTGATGCAGTATCACCTGTATGAAAAACCTTTTTAGGCTTTGCTTCATGTTTTAAAACCTTGAGTAAACTTCTTGAAGCCCATGCTGAGATCTTACCTGCAAACTGCTCATCTGGAAGTGGAGGGATATTTTCTGTAGCATTATCCATTCCCTCTTCAAGAGCTGCCATATCCATCTGCTGTCGTGTAGCATTTTCATCATAATCATCCATGATCTCAATTTGAGCACCTGTACCATTTTGAGAGTAAGTACTCATCATAGCATTTGCAGGATCTTCAGGAACTCCTGCATCTTTTGGTGCTGTCTGCTGAGGAGACTTTGCAACTTCTATTACAGGTGTATTTACACCATCTATAACCTCTGTGTTATTCATTACTATCTCCCTCTAAGTTAGCTCCGTTTGCTCCAACAAGTGCAGCTCCACCAACTCCATACATCTGTATCTTAGCATCTTTTAGTTTTGCTTTGAGTTTATCATCAAGATCAAATCTCCAATACCACTCACTCGTAGGACTCTCCCAACCATCTTCACCCTCAACAAGAGGTCGATAATCAGGTGCTTCACCATTTCTTGTAGTCTCTGTTGGCATAGCTTTTGCAGGACTCCAATCTTTACCTATTCTTTTTCCTGTCTTATAGTCTGCAGGGTATGGAGTAACACCAAGTTCTTTCTGTAGGATCTGAGGCATTACAACATCATAAGCCTGTATCATCCCACCAAGTTCTTTAGAGCTGCTGCTAAGTTTAGATCCATTAGATAAGTGCCCATTAATCCAACCAAAATAATCTTTACCATCTTGAGATGCTTTGAGGATCTGATCAAACATAGCAAGTTTAGTATATGAGCTTTGCTTAGTTATATCAGGTCGTGGACTCGTGTTACCCATATCATTTGTAATGTCTACAAATGGTTTTATCTTTGCTTTGAGATCCTCTTGAAGTTCATTTATCTTTCTTATTTCTTTCTGAATGGAGTTTGATTTTTTTCTTAAACTATTATACTCTGCATCACCATTGTACCCATTCTCATCAATCTTCTGCTCAAGAGCATCAAACTTATCACCCCATCTATTCTCTATTTCCTTATGAGCTTTATACTGATCTGCAAAACCTGCATCTGGATTATTCTGAACCCACAAATCTTTTTCAGCTTCAGCTTTACGATTAAGCCCATCTAATTCATCAGTAAGAGGTTTTAATTCTTCTTTTTTTCTCAGTCTAATATCTGTCATTTTCTTTTCAATAACACCCTTTTCATGACTAAGAGGTGATATGTCGTTCCATGTCTGTTCAAGTTCTTCTTTTAGAACATCAGCTTGAGCCTGTGCTGCTTTTTTCTCTTCACCTGTAGGCTTAACTCTTTTATCTCCACCTGCAGCACTATACTCTTGAGCAGCTTGAGACTGAAGCTCATCAAGTACTGTTCCATCTTTACCATCAGCATCTATAAGATCAGTCATTCTTGCATGGACTGCTACATTTTCACCTGCCGTTTCAGGATAACCTTGAGCTGTTGTAAAGTGAGGCTCTTGTGTAGTATTTCTAGTTCTCCGAGGCTGTCTATATGTTTCAAGTCTATAGTTAGAACTCCCCTCTATTTCATCTTTAGCAGGAACAGTCCATGACTCATAAGTTTCAACTGCTTCATCTGCTCTGTAAGTATAATCTTCATAAGCTTTATTCTTGAGCTGCTCAGTCATTTCTTCCTTATCATAACCTCTCATATTTGAATAGTCTATAACCCATTCAGTAGGGCGATCAAATCTCTCATATAACTGTCCTGACTCTTCAAGCATCTCAAAGTTCATCTCTTTCATGTTCTCTTCTGTAATATCATTTACATCTGGAACAAGTCCTTGATCTATTATCTCTGCTTCAATCTCTGACTTTTCAAAGTAACCATCACCTGAGTTTAGATCATCCCATAACTCATCTTTGACTTCTGCATCTGTATAGGTCGTAGGGTTTGCATCATTAAGCTCATACTCTTTAGCCCACTCATCTTCACTTCGAGATCCTGTCATAGAGAGTTCATCACCTGTCATTTCATCTCTAACAATAACTACTTGATTATCGTAACTATCAAACTCATCATAAACAGATATATCATCTTCCCAATCTTCTTGAGGTTTTGCTGTTGAGTCTGAACTCTTATCCCATCTCTCTTTATAGATCTCATCAGTTCGTGCTCCATCCAAATGAGACTTAACAATCTTACCTTTGATCTTTGTCTCACCCTCAAAAACTTCATCTATCTTGAGTGCGATTATCTCATCATTTTTAACACCTTTATCTCTAAGGTATTTCTCTACATCAGCAGCATCTCTAAACACCTTATCATCTGGTATTTTGTTGTACTCATGCTGTGCTTTAGAGTAGAACTGAGAGTTAAACTCTTCTTGTTCTTTTATGACTTCAGGATCTTTTTTTGGTTTTTCTTTTTGTGGTGAGAGTTTTTTCATCTCAGCTATGATAGACTTTTTATCTTCAGGTGAAGCATCTCTCATCATAGCAGTAAGCTTTTTCTGTTTTGCTTTTGGAGTTAGATCACTCATGCCTATAGATGCAGGAGTGCTCTTTGTTGGTGCAGGTAACTGTTTCTTATCTTGTGGTGCTACTTTGTTGTAGTACTTGTTTTGGATCTCTTTGACTCTGCTCCGTAGGTTTTCTTTCCTACTCGTGTTGTCTCTCCCACTGCTGCTGAGTCCGCTATCGGCTTGTCCTGCTGCTCCTGTGGTGTTCTCATTCGCAGTCCGTATTTCTTTTCTTGCATTTTTTAGTTCCTCCCAATTTGGAATAGCTAAGTTACCATCAATATCTGCAATATCAATGTCTCTACTTAACTCCATGTCTGACATTATAGCATCAACTTTATTAACTAACTCTGAGCCTTTACTTGCATTGTCTGATATACCAAGTACTTTAAAGCCATCACCTGTAGTAACAATCGCATAATCATCACCCATCCCATGAGCTATCTTATCTAACTGATCATCTGTTATAGCTCCACCTGAAACCACAAAACCATTTACATCATCAGGTACTGATCCATCAGGCATATTTTGTCTCATGGTTACAGTGTTATAACCTACACCATCCTGCTCTAAAACCTCTGCAAGCTCCATAGCTGTGTTATGGATCTTCGCTTGAAACTCTGGAGTAGTTCCACCTTTAGGGATCTTGATCTCGTACTGAGTAGATGGATTTACTCCACCCTCCCATAGTCCTGAAGTATCTGATTTATTTACAACCTCAAGTCCATTATCAGCTATGATCTCATCAGCTATAGGCTTGATCTCAGCATGGTACTCAGCTTTAAGATCAGGGTTATTATCTAAGTGAGTTTTAAAGTCTGATCCTGTAGTCTGTGCACCTGTAATACTCTCTACTGACATATTTGTAGTTTTAGGTTTTGCTCTCTTTGAGAACGATGTTAAATTCTCAGCTATATCTGCATCTGATACAGGAGTCCACTCATTAAGATCTACACCTGTTGTAGCATCTTG